TAGCATGTTTTATAATACTACTAACAGTTGCCATTCTACCATAACGTTGTACAGCATCTGCGGCATCTTTGCAATCAATGTGCCAAGGCGGGAAACTTACTTCCCACCCTAGTTCAGCGGCCTGCAACATTAGTTCTATTCCTGCCTCATCTCTGTCAGGGCATACTATAATCCTTTTACCTAATTTTTCTATCAGATGTGCCTGCTCAGGTCCTACACTATTACCCTGTATTGCAACACCATCTATAAGTATTGCATCAAAAACACCTTCAGTAACAATAACAATCTGTCTTTTACTATCTGCAAATCTATCTATGTTAAAAACATATCCTGGTTGCATTTTATGTAAGTACTTAGGCGTTTGTTTGTCAGGAGGGCTGATATGCCTTCCTGTCCAGCCTACAACATCATTATTATAGGTAAAGGGGACTACCAATCTCTGCTTATACAACTTTTCATCAAAGTATAGCAGTGGATATAGACCAAGTAGTCCTCTTTGTTTTGCGTATTCTTTTACAGCATGATCATCTGGCAAATCATCTACTGCCATTGCTGTTTCTGGAATCTGTTCTGTATTAAATTTTTGTAAATTATACACATAGTCAGAGGCACTTTCAGTTTGTAGTTCCTCAGAATATTTCATAAGTTCTATTGTAACTTTGTGTATGTCTTGTTGATCTGCTCCTAGTGTTGTTGCTAGTTGTTTATATTTTTTACCTAGTGTAGGATTAGGTTCCCATCCTGTAGTAAATCCACAGTTAAAACAATTATAGGATATTTTTGCTCCTGTTGTAATAAGTCCGCCACGTTTTCTTTTGTCAGTACACATTGGACAATCCATAGTGTTCCAGCCACTAGGTGTTTTACTAGTTCTTATAGGGAGATTATCCAAAAGGAGACGATGCACCTGTTCAACTAAAAAGTCTATATCCATGCTCTAATTATACACGAATATTACTAAAAAGTCAATTAGTTTCTAAGTTGGACTAATGTAATATTTCCAGCACTTGGTTCGCTCATTACTCTTATGTAATTTGCATTTACCTGGAATGTTTCGTGATAAATTGTTGAGTTAGCACTTAAAGTTACATTACTAATACTAAACCAATCGCTACTATTATTTGCAGTACTTGGTGTATTTTCTATACAACTTGCTTGTATATCAATCTTTCCTGTGTATGCGTTTGGGTGTATTGCAATACTATGTAAAATACTATCAAAATTTCTTTTTTGATTTCCTTCAAATGCAGATGTAACAAAAACATTAGAATCATCTCCTGTATCAGTATTTGTTACTTGGATAAATGAACTTGCATTTGCTGTTTGTGTTTTAGCAGGTGTAAGTTTTGTTTGATCTAATATTTCAATATCAAATTTTATATTGTTATTCTGATCTGCAAAAACTGGATATTCATTACCATCTGTATTCTCTTTTGAGACATAAAGTTGATATAATCCTTGTTCTAAATTAGTTAGGTCTCCTTCTGCAAAATTTAATTTTACTTGACCTGTACTACCTGTATGCTCTAAAACTCTAGAAAATATTCTTTTACCTGTGCTAGGAGCAATCAATGTTGCTCTTAAAATACAGGAGTTTACATTTTGTAATTTTCTATCTTTGTTTCTTATGTTAAAGCAAAGCTCATTTGATAGGCCTTTATGTACTGTAAGTCTTTTATTGTTCATAGGTCTGTTATCCACATATAAACCATATGAGTTGATCACTAAATCAACTACCTCGTCGTATAAAAATAATCTGTGATCTCCGTAACTCATAAGGTTTTTAACTCTTTATATTGTAGTATTTATCATTATGAAACATAAATAAAGTTGTGGAGAAAGAAGAACTTATATCAGAGGCACAAGAACGTTATCCATTTTTGACAGGCATTACCTACGGAGGTAATGAATATGTGGGTATAGTTGTAAATCACGACAATGCAATCATGACTTTCTATGACATAAATAAAATGCCTAGCATAGAAATAAAAAGGAAGTTTTTAGATTATGGCGATATGTGGTGGTGGGAAAGCAATAGGCAACTGCCAATAGATATTTTCTTAAACCATGAAATGAAAGAATTTATTCCGTTCTTATCTACGTTTGTAATGAAAGATGTAGAAGTTTTATTTGGACCTATGACGTCTTTACAGAATTTAATTAGAAAAAGAATTAAAAGACGCGGAGTTCAATTAGTTCGTAAAACTGACTAACCCTCACAAATTAAATTTAATTGTACAATAATTGCAAGAGCATAGCCATAACTATGACTTTTCTTAAAGAAGTAGGAATCATCATTAGGCTTTACCCAAACATCTGCTTCTATTTCTTTCCAACTCTTACCAATTAAATGTCTTTTACCAGGCCTAATTATTGCAAGTATCATAGCCAATTGTTCTAAACTAGTAGGCGGATGTTGTTTTACAATATCATAATGATTGCTAATATGGAATAACTGCTCTACAACTTCTTTGTGCTCGAGCAGTTCCCACATAGGCTCTGTTGCAATTAGTTTATCTAAATGTGCTTCATCTTTAATATTTGCATATACATGATTGTTTAAAAAGTCAACTTTAAACCAACCCTCTTCTTCTGCTTGTTTATGATCTATTGTACTATATCCCTGTAAAGGAAATTTAGGAACATTCTGAAAGTAGATACCAGTATTGTGCTTGGTAAAATTACCTTCCTTTTCAATACTTGCAGGAGTATGCCTAACTAAGTCGAGAAACTTATCTCTGTTAGCCATATCTATATCTACATCAAAATCAAATTTCATTATTCTTCCTTTACAAAAATACCATCTATCATACGACCTTTTCTATCTTTTATATCATCGTATGCTACTTGTAAGCATTCCTCTAATGTAGTTCCTTCCCTTTCAGCGATGTTTATAAGTATTACAAGACAATCTCCAATATCATCTTTTACATCTTCTCCTTTACATACACTATCTGAAAGTTCTCCAACCTCTTGTACTAATTTTAATACTTGGTCCTTACTTGTTGCGCCATCGATTAAATTTCTATCATGATGCCATTGTGAAGTTTTTTCTATCAACTTTTTCATATTCCTGCTACCTCGCATGTTTTTTTAATTTCTTCTACTTCTTCTCTATTATATCCAAAATGTTTCATCCAAAATGTTGTATCAATTATATGTTGAATCATTTTTACTTGCTCATCATTAAATCTTGTTAGTAATTCTCCTCCAGTCTCACTTAGATACAGTACCCAAGGACTTATTTTTGCACTTCTAATATCATGAACTGCTCTAGCAGGAGTTACTATCTTAAAATAATCCTGCCAATCATTTTTAGTTTCATCACTCCATTTATTTAGATATATTATAGTTCTTTCTAGTGCTTTTAGTCCTGGTTCTTTTTTAACATAAGTAAGTAAAAATTCATCATATAAACTATCTTTACTCCAATCCTTTAATTTTTTGCCTTCTTTAATTAGCCACTCTGCAAATTCTTCTGGAGACATATATTCATTTACAACACAACTTCTTCCAAATTTTGTAAACCCTTCATAATATTGACTTTTAATAAAGTCCTCTTGTGATTTAGGTTTACTTGCAGTTGTGTTTAGTTCATAAAACATTTGAAATACTCTGTATCCTAACCTAATATGTGTTAAATCTTTGTCTGCCCAACGTCTTTTCTTTACACACATATGAGCAGAGAGTGTTCTCTCACTCATAAAAGTTTTGCCACACCATTTACAAGTGTTACTTTCCAAAGATGTCTTTGATTGTTTTGTCATCGTATCCGTGTGCTAATGCTAATTCTTTTAGTTCTTCTTTACTGTTTATATCTATCAAATGATTTATATCTTCTGCCTTCATATGTGGAAAAGTTTCATATATAAAATCAAATACTTTACTTTTTTTCTTTCTACTGTTAGGCGGTTTTATATAAGGATGAAATTGTATAGAGCCAACACCACATACACTAAGTAATAACCATTGCAATTCAGGATGTTTGCTCACTTCACTGAACTGATAGTTTACACATTCATTTGTCATAAAAATATAATCTGCGGCATTTTTTCCCTGTACACTACTGCAATATCTCATCATCATCCAGGCACTAAAGGCTTTTTTTCCTTCCTCAGAAAGATTATTATAAAAGTTTCTATCCTTTTTGTCGATTGCCGCCATTATTTCTTTTAATGGTATTTGAGGTTTTTTAGCCATTACGTCTGTCTTGTGCTTGTTTCTTTTTAAGTTTTTCTTTCTTCCAGTCAATTTTTTGTTGTGTTTGTTTTTGAGCCATTTTACTCTCCTTCAAATTGTATTAAAGTTTCAATATTAAAACCATCGTCTTTTATTATAGCACTTCCTCCTAAATCGGGCAAGTCTATTAGAGCCAAAACTAAAATATTTTCTCTAGGTATATTCCAACATTGGCAGATTAAACTTGCTAATGCTGTTGCTGTTCCTCCAGTAGCAATTAAATCATCAATTATAACAATTTTATCCTCAGGTTTTAGATCTGAATTTTGCTGTATATGTAATGTCTCTTCTCCATATTCTAATTTATAACTTCTCTGATATGTAGGATTAGGTAACTTACCTGGTTTTCTAGCAAGGGTCAAAGGCAACTCCATATCTCTTGCAATAGGACTTGCAAATAAAAACCCTCTACTTTCTATTGCAACAATTTTTGTAGCATTAAACATCATACAACAAGCCGTCATGTCTATAAGTGCTTTATTGAAGGCTTCTGGGCTTTCTAGCATACTTGTAATGTCCCTAAACTGAATTCCTTCTTTAGGAAAATTAGGTACTGTTCTAATACTCTCTTTTATTTCCATAAATTTGTCTCCTCCCAAGGCATGTCATTTTTTCCAAAATGTCCATAATTTGTTGTTTTTGTTAAATCTAAATTAAATAAATTAAATCTATCAATGATACCTTTAGGTGTTAAATCTATTTTATCCTGTATTTGCTTAGTTAGGGCAGGTCTTACTTCACCGTCTGCATAAATGTATAAACTTGTAGGATCTTTTATACCAATTGCATAACTTAGTTGTACTGTACAATTTTTATATCTGCCACTTGCTACAACATTTTTAGCAATATATCTAGCCATATAAGCCGCACTTCTATCTACTTTTGTACAATCTTTACCACTAAAAGCACCGCCTCCATGTGGAGCATAACCACCATAAGTATCAACAATAATTTTTCTGCCTGTTATTCCTGTATCACCATCTGGCCCGCCAATAACAAATCTGCCTGTAGGATTTATTAAAAATTCTGTATTGCTTAAATCATATTCTGTAATTTCATTTCTAATTAGTTCCTCAATATAGATCCTAACATCTGCAATATCTACTGCGTTTTCGTGCTGAGTGCTACACACTATTTTATCTATACTTACAGGATTGTTTATGCCTTTATAACTCATTGTAACTTGTGCCTTGCTGTCAGGAAGTATCCAGGAAGTGCTTTGCCTTTCATCCTGTAATCGTTTTAGTATTCTGTGACTGTAATGTATTGCACTTGGCATAAAGTTTTCTGTTTCATTACATGCATAACCAAACATAAGTCCCTGATCTCCAGCACCAAAATCATCAGTGCCTAATGCAATATCAGGACTTTGTCCGTGTAATTCATTGTAAACTTTTAAGTTTTCCCAATGGAAACCTTGTTGCTCATATCCAATATCTTGCACTACTGCTCTAACAATATCCTCTATAATATCTTTGTCAAACTTATTACTCTTATATTCTCCTGCAAGTGTAACCATATTTGTAGTAACTAGTGTTTCCACTGCGGCCCTGTGATTTACGTTTTTATCTATTAGATGTGTTGCAACGGCATCTGATATTAGATCTGCAACTTTATCTGGGTGCCCTTTACTGACACTTTCACTTGTAAATTGATACATATCTTACCTCATTTTTAAATTTAATATATCTTCCCATTCTGCATATTCTGTTCCTTGAAAATGATCTTTAGGAAATTGTGGGGGTTCTACGTGTAACCATCTTTTTCTTTTGTAAATAGTTTTTAACCAAATCTTTTTTCCACTTATTGTTATTTTAGGAGTAAATGCAAAAGTTTTTTTCCATTTTGTAAATCGTAGATTATCTTCGCTGTTTATATAATCTCCAGCAACACCAAAATAACCTTTACCCATCATATGTGGATACCTTGTGTAAGCAGGATGGTTAAAATTTGTATTTTTTCCTTTTCCTTTTGAAATGTTTTTTGATGATGTCTTGTTGTTTCCATCTTCTAAAATTGTTCTCTCCATTTTCTCCGCCCCAACTTCTGTTTAATTTAAATTGATGTGGAGTTCTTTTTATAAGTTTCTTTTCCCAATCTAATGCCTCGTCCATTGTGGGGAAATGATTTACTACTCTGCAATCACAATCATATTCTGCATTACGCATTTTTTTATATAATTTATTTTTGCCTTTTTGGCTTTTTTTCATATGCTCAGCCATTCTTATTTCAAAAGGCTTTGCAGTATAACCATAATAAACCATTCCGTCTTTAAATTTTATTTCATAGACTTTATAGTTCGCCATCCTTTCTCATTTGCTCACGAATTTTTGTTGCACTAATTTTTTGTGTTTCCTCATCGAGAACTTCTTCTTCTATTTTATAACCTACACCTCTACCATATGTTATATTCATAATGTTTGGCACAGGAAAGCATCTAAATTTTCCTGCATGTTCGGCCAATGCAATTTCTATATTTTCACAAATTTTATCCACTTGCCATGGATTATCGTCTGTTAGTGGCATATCTCTTACCAGTATTGCTACCTGTCCGTGTTTTGCTAATGCTCTTTTAAATAATTCTTTA